CAATAATGAGCGCCGCGAGGCCGAAGAGAAGAAGCAGTTCTTCAACATCATCATCAACCACATGGGCGGAGAGCCCGAAGACGTAGCCGCGAAACGTGCTGCCGACCACCTCAAGCGGCTGTTATGAGGATCCTTATCACCGGCTCCCGCGACTGGACTGACATCGACCACATCGCCCTGCTACTGCGGGAAGTCTGGATGCGGGCAGGCCAACCTACTGACGCCGTCCTTGTGTCCGGTTCCTGTCGTACCGGGGCCGACGCCATTGCCGAAGAGATCTGGGACCGGCAGGGCTTCCCGATCGAATCCCACCCGGCAGACTGGGAGCTCCACGGAAAGAAGGCTGGCTTCGTCCGCAATGCCGAAATGGTGGCTCTCGGAGCGGACGTCTGTCTTGCCTTCATCAAGAACAGCTCCAAGGGCGCAACCATGACCGCTGACCTTGCCGAGAAGGCTGGCATCCAGACCTTCCGGTTCCCGGCCCTTGACTGAGTCCGCCGAGCCGCAGGCTGAGGCACAGCCTCAAGAGAATTTCATGACCTACTACCGTCCGCCCTTCATCGGTCGTGCCTACTATGACGACATAGACTTCTACGACGGCAAGGTAGCAGAGGGTTGACAAATTAGCATACATGCGTATGCTTGATGTATGTCAAACATCTCTCTGAGCATCAAAGGCCAAGTCACCACCCGCCAAGGCACACACTACTGGTCCGTCCGCACGCCGGACGGCATTCTCATGGCCGCAGGCGAGGAACGCAGGCTCGGTGAGGCCGTCCAAAACACATACGACACGGTCTCCGCGATCCGGGCATGGATAATGTTCGGGCGCGGAGACCTTCGTGTGCGCACCAAGTATCTCGAAGCATCCTTCAAGCCACAACAGCGGGGCGAAATTTGACACCGCCAACATACAAGGATATGGTTATTACATGATTACATTCAAAGCACGGACACCATCCGGCGAGATCATTGAGTCCGCCCTCTCATCCTTCACCTTCCCGGCAGGGGAGAAGCATATCAAGCGCGAAGAGCGGCGCGCACTCGAACCCATCGAGATCGCCGTCTTCCAGCCCGAAGCTGGCCACCTGCATGACGACCTGTTCCAGTTGGCCATGTGGGCGGACTACCTGCTCGGTAAGGGCACCAAGACCGTGCTCGTCCTGCCCTACTTTCCCGGTGCACGCGCCGACCGTGGGCAGCCCTTCGGAGCCCGGAGGTACGCACAGTTCATCGGCGAACTGTGGATCGATCAGGTCATCATCTACGACCCGCACTCTGAGGTCATCGTGGAGGAATTGAAGCTGTGGTCCTACGATAACGGGATAGGCGATGAGGCAATCATCACCATCGTCCGCCCCCACGAGGTACTGAATACCCGCAACTCCAAGATCGTCATGCCGAACAAGTACGACGGTATCATCGCCCCTGACAAGGGCGCACACGACCGGGCCAACGGCGTCGCCGAAGCCTTCGGCATCCCACTCTTCACCGCAGAGAAGACCCGCGACTTTGAGACCGGCAAGCTGGCCGGATTCAAGATTGACCTCCCCGACACCGGACATTTCCTGATAGTGGATGATATCTGTGATGGCGGCGGAACCTTCCTCGGTCTGGCCGGTGTCGTTCCCGAGGGCGTCAAGCTCGACCTCTACGTCTCACACGGCGTCTTCTCCAAGGATGCCCTGCGCAATCTGGCAAAGGTGTTCACGAACATCTTCACCACCAACTCCTACGCCCCATGGCGTCCGCTGGTGTTGGGGGATCCCAGCCACTTCGATGACAACGGTTACAGCCCCTTCCGTCGTATCGAAGTCATCCGCCCTCTGCTTGAACGCATCTCGGTTTGACAAAACCAAGATACATAGATACCTTTAAACCAACGACATACCGACAACCGAAAGAGACCAATGCTTCACATTAATCCGCTGCTCAATACAGATTCTTATAAGCTCAGTCACCGAATCATGTACCCCGAGGGTCTGGGATTCGTCCAGTCCAACTACACCAACCGCAAGTCCCGCGTCGAGGGCGTCAACCACGTCGTCAACTTCGGCCTGCAGGCATGGCTCAAGGACCTGCAGGAATCCTACGAGGGCTTCTTCGCCGCCGACAAGGACGCCGTTGTCAAGGAATACAAGGACGCAACCTCCACTTTTGTTTCCCCCGGCTTCGACCTGTCGATGGTCGAGGACCTGCACGATCTGGGCTACCTGCCGCTGCGCTTCTCTCAGGTTCCCGAAGGCGTTCTCGTGCCGATCAAGGTTCCGTCCGTGATTGTCGAGTCCACCCACAAGGACTTCGCATGGCTCGTCAACTACGTAGAGTCCGATCTCTCCGCAGCCATCTGGCACCCGTCCACCGTGGCCACCATTGCATGGTCCCTGCGCCGCGTCTTCGAGAAGGCTGCCCGCGAAACCGGCGGGGCCGTCGAAGCTGTTGACTTCCAGCTGCACGACTTCTCCTACCGTGGTCAGGTCAACCGCGAGGCCGCAATGTCCTCCGGTGCCGCACACCTCACGTCGTTCTTCGGCTCTGACGCGGTCCCTGCCGTACAGTACGTGAATTACTACTACCCCGGCGAGGACAACGGCCTGATCGCCGCCTCAGTGCCTGCCACGGAACACTCCGTGATGTGTGCCGGTGGTAAGGAAGACGAGATCGAGACCTTCCGCCGCCTGCTGAAGACCTTCCCGACCGGCATCCTCTCCATCGTGGCCGACACGTGGGGCCTCTTCAAGGTCCTCACCGAATACCTGCCGCTCCTGAAGGATGAGATCATGGCCCGCGACGGCAAGCTCGTCATCCGCCCGGACTCCGGAGACCCGGCAGACATCATCTGTGGCCTGAACACGAGCCTTGAAGTGCTCTGGTACCATGGTGCCCCTGTCGACACATTGCCCCAGACACCTGAGAACAAGGGTGCCATCGAGCTTCTCTGGGACACCTTCGGCGGTACTGAGAACGCTGCCGGTTTCAAGGAGCTCGATTCACACATCGGTCTGATCTACGGCGACGGCATGTACAAGGAACGCATCGAGGACATCAATGCACGCCTGAAGCGCAAGAACTTCGTCTCCACCAACTGGGTGGCCGGAATCGGCTCCTACTCCTACCAGATGGTGACCCGCGACACCTTCGGGTCCGCCGTCAAGGCCACCTACGTCGAGGTCAACGGCGAAGGCCGGAACATCTTCAAGGACCCGGCGACCGACGACGGGACCAAAAAGTCCGCCACCGGAAAGCTCGCGGTCAGCCACATGGCGGACGGTACGCTGTATCTGATTGAGAAGGCCACAGATGAGCAGACCAAAAACTCTGTCATCCAGCCTGTATGGGAAGACGGCAAGTTCCTGAAGGAATACTCCTTCTCCGAGGTCCGCGCCAATGTCAAGCGGACCAGCGACATTCTCGAACGAAACGGTAGCATCTAATCATGGAACTAACAGGTGATGTCGTGCTCGCAGGCGACTGGCATGGAAACGCCCCACAGGCGTTGAATGTCATCGACTACGCTGTCCGAGAGGGCATCAAGACGATCATTCAGGTTGGTGATTTCGGGATCTGGGATAACGACAAACCCTACCTGAACAAACTGCAGGACCGTCTGGGCGAGCACGACATCATCCTGTATTTCATCGACGGGAACCATGAGGATTTCCCGCGCCTGTACGCCAAGAAGGTTCTGGAACATGGTATCCGCAAGGTCCGTGCCAACATCCTCCACCTGCCCCGTGGCTTCCGCTTCACGTGGGAAGGCTACCGCGTACTCGCACTGGGCGGGGCTGCCTCCATCGACAAGCGGTTCCGCCGAGAGGGCCGCAGCTGGTGGCCCGAGGAACTGATCACGGAAGAGGATATACAGGCCTCCATCGAGGGAGGGCCGGTGGATATTCTGCTTGCCCACGACAGCCCGTACACGGCCCCGAACTCCGTCACCGACGACCCCTACGGGCAGGGCGAAGCCGCCCGACACTTCGGCGATGACATGGTGGCCATGTGTACCGACCACCGCAGACAGCTGCAGCGCGTCACGGACGCTGTCACCCCGCGTCTGGTGTTCCACGGCCACTATCACATGGCCATGACAGGCCTCTTCCACCACGAGGACGATGCTAGGACCACCGCCCGTGTCTTCGGTCTGGATCAGGGTACGGGACGGCTCCCTAGGCATACCATGACCCTGCGAACCGACTGGGTAGCCGAAGAGCTGTCAGCCCTTGACAATATACAATAGCCTGATATACTAAGGAGCATGAATACCATGACTGAAAAATCAACCCTTCCGGAGCTCTCTCCGGACACCGTGGCCCAGCTCAAGAAGCTGCGTGACACCGACCGACCTGCCTTCTACCAGTATGTGGCATCCCTGCGACAGAACAAGTGGCCTCTGCGGGCGGTCTCCGAACCACTGGGCGTGTCCCGCTCGATCGTACAGATCTGGGAGCACAAGGTACTGGAGAGCACTGTGCTCCCGGAAACCGAGCAGCTGCCCAAGGCCATCGATGATCAGGTCAAGCCGATCTACCTGCGGTATGAGCTGACCGACGAGGAGTCCACTCAGATGTATGTGCTTGCCCGCGAGGCCTCCAAGGTCCGCAGATTCACCGACCTCGACTCGCCTGCCCGGGACGCTGCCAAGGAGCTTGAAGACCTACTCCACTACCACAAGGAGCGCGGTGCATCCCTCAACACGCTCAAGGTCGCCTGTGGCGTCTCACGCCGTGCAGTAGCCCAGCGCTTGGAGAAGCGGGACAAAGCCTCTTGAGCGGTCTTGACCTCCGGCCAGCAAACGTCCTCCATCTCGACCTCTTCCCTGCAGTAGTGACCGACCTCCTAACCGGCCTTGAGCTTGGCGATGAGCTCAGGGTGGCGGTCACGGATAACTATCTCTACGTCCTGACGGATACCCCGGACGGCCCTGAGATGCTGTTCCAAGAGCCTATGCGCGATTTCTTCGGACACACCAAGACTGGCTACACGGCAGAGACCGCCTTCAACATGTACCACATCAAACGGGCACCGAACTGTGGCTGTGGGGCCTCGCTTCGCGGGATCTATCTCTTCACTGATCTGCCCTACATTCCGCCAACACCTAGGACATAATGCCAAGCCCGATACCGAGTAAAAACTACGCAATCGATCTCGATGTCAACAAGCCCGGAGAAACATCGCAGGTAGGCTGTGTGAACTGCCTGTTGGAGGGTACACATGCACCACAGGAGATCATCTACTACTATGGGGGTTATTCGATGTGTATGAGGCACGTCCAGAATGCTCTCCAGAAGGCCCAGAATCCATCACATGTCTCCTAACACCTTGACCACCCTATTGGTCGACACAGCAGCCGTCTACAGGCTAACCAAGCTGGTTACCGAGGACTACCTCACAGAGGATCTTCGGAACATGATACAGCGACACTTCCCGGCAGTTATCGACAAGCACACCCAGCAAAAAAGAAAGAGCAAGGTGGCGTACTTTATCAACTGCCCATGGTGCGTTTCTTTTTGGGCGGCAGTTTTTATCTTTACACTTCGACAAATCAATCCCACAGCGGCAACATACCTGTCGTCCATCCTCGCGGCCTCCGCTGTGACAGGCATCGCCGCAACTAAGGGTATATAGAGTGATAAACTTGTCTACAGACGTTTTTTCTGATAGCGGAGTAGACAATGCCCTTTTTCACACGTGCAAGCGAGCCTTCGCCTGAAGAGAACGTTCCTTTCGGTGCAGCACCCTACAACACCCCACGAGCACTGGTAGCCAGTGCAGTCCGGGTAGATCTTAAGAGCACCAAGGAACTCGAATCGGTGGCACGACGCCGTTTGGTGGGACGGTGGCAGGCCGATGCATGGGAGTACTATGACCTCATCGGGGAACTCAAGTTCGCTGCCACCATCCTTGCAAATGTACTCTCACGTGTGAATATTTATGCAGCATACATCGCTGACTCCTCTCAGGTCCCTGCCCGTGTGGCGGTGATTGACCACCTTGATGACGACTACAAGGAAAAAGCGGCGTCAATGCTCTATCTACTGGAGACAGGCAACGGGGGCACTGCCGGACTCCTCCGCAGCGCCGCACTGAACCTGTTCATCACCGGAGAGTGCTATCTGGTCCGCGAACCTGCCAAGTGGACAACTGGTGATCCGGAGAAGTACCAGATCCGTTCTATCGATGAGATTGTTGCTACACCATCGCTCCGTAAGAAGGGCCGTGGAAATGCGCCTTCGAAGAGTGGCTGGTCAATCAAGCCCTCCCGCAACGCCACGATCGATGAGTACATCGAGATCCCGGAAAACGGCTACATCGCACGTCTCTGGCGTCCACACCCACGCTTCTCGGATGAGGCTGAGTCCTCGGTCAGAGGTGTGCTGGATCTTTGTGATGAACTATTACTTCTGAGCCGTACTGCCTCCGCTGCTGCCAAGTCCCGGCTCAGCTCCGGTGTGTTCTTTGTTCCGGACGGCATATCATATGCATCCGGCTCAGATGCCGAGATGACGGATCCGGACGATCCCGACGCAGTCTCCTCGGATGATCAGGATGACTTCGAAGAGCAGTTCATCGACGCCATGGTCACACCGATCTCCGACCCTTCCAGCGCCTCCGCCGTCGTCCCGCTACTGGTCCGTGGACCCGAAGAACTCGGTTCCAAGATGCTCCACATCAAGTTTGAGCGCAACTGGGATCCACAGCTGGCAAAGCACATGGACACCGTTCTGGGCCGCATCATCTCCGGCATCGACCTGCCCAAGGAAATCGTCGGTGGTATGGCGAACCTGAAGGGTGCGAACGCCAAGATCGTTGAGGAGACCATGTACTCCTCCCACATCGAGCCGATGATCCTCATGGTCTGCGATATGTTGACCGTCGCCTTCCTCCGCCCTGCGCTCCGCGCCATGGGGTACCCGGAAGAGCACATCATGCGTACGGTCATCTGGTATGATCCTTCCGCTGTCACAGCCAAGCCATCCAAATCCGAATCCGCCACGGTCGGATTCGACAAGCAGATCATCTCTGCGGATGCATGGCGTCGTGCACACGGGTT